CTCCAGTAGTTGATTCGACATATCTGTTTTTCCATAACCAGGTTGTGATGTTAATTGAACATGAAAAATTTCGTGACTTCCTAAAGCGATTTGCATTGCTGATGATGCTACTGGGAAAAGTTCATTCATTAACTGAACTCTCTTTCCCCAAGCTACTTTTAAGTCTGACATTCCCATTAATAAAGTGTCTTTCTCCAGTAAATATCTCATTTCTATGAAATTTTCAAAAAATTCTGCTGTAAATGTAGTATTTCTCACAAACTGTTGTTCAGTAACACCTTTGCAATAATTTGTCTTTTTAAGCCAATCTGTAAGTTTTTTAATATATCTATCTTTTGAAAGATAATCCTTGTTTAACAATTCTTTAGCTTTCTCTACAATCCAATTTGCGATTCCCATAAAATACTGAAAGATTTTTGGCATAGCTGCTAGGCCCAAACCGTAAAAAGACAAATTTCTAAGACCTTGTGTTATTTGATTTCCTACAGAATTTTTATCCGAATTCATTGCTACCTTAACTCCAAGTACAGTTGCTATAACAACTGCAACTGTGCCGATAAGTGCTGGTGTTCCTTCTGAAATTTTTCTACATATATAGTCAAGCCATTCTTCTTTTTCAATTTCTTGATCTACAACTTCATCAACTTTCTTCTTTTCCTCTAAAATTTTCTCTTTATTTTGTTTTTCTAATCTTAAAGTTTTAATGTTTATAGAATCTATAATGCTTTTAAAATTTGAACTTTTCATTGTCTTACCTTCTTCAACTGGTTTTGAATTAACTGCTGCTACTTCTGCCATTTCTTGATTTGCAGCTGCGTTTGCTGCATGAGCAGCTTTCTGAGCTTTCTTAGTGGCTGTCTGTTTCTTTATTGTTTTAACAGTAAAAAATTTCTTAATTGCTGTATAAATCTTTCCTATCAAACTCATAAATAAATCCATTATTCCTAACTCAACTGCAATAGTTCCTATGATATAATATCTAACAATATTACAATCGGTATTATTCCAAAGGAGATAAAATGCGAACAGTTTTGCTGGTTCAAGATTACATTCTATTTCTATTCCAAAAAGACTACCTAATTTATTAATAAAATCATTCATGAAACCTTTAATCAAAAGCTCAATGCTATAATAACTATTTCTTATATTATCGAATTTCAATGATTTCAAAGATTTAGCAACATTTCTCATTTGAACATTATCAAATTGTCCCGCTACTTGATCGACTTTATCAAAGATCTCCTGCTTAATGGTGTCAATATTTTCATCTAAATGGTACAATTTCTTCAAGCCATTACTAATATTGTCAAAAGGAACTCTAAATTTGTTATAAAATCTTCTAAAAACACCTGCTTCATCAGTTGTTGGTTGTTCTTCTTCGTCTTCAGAGTCTGAATCCTCCTCAGATTCATCATCTGATGTTTCCTCTTGCTCTTGAAGTTCACTTGCAGATGGTCCATTCCAATGACATTGTGTTACTTTAGTTCTAAGTTTGTTAGAAATATTAAAAATATAATCAACTGTGTTAAATGGTGAATTGCCAGGTCTAATACCCAACAAATTTGCAAAACTAAAATAGTGTGAACTCATTATCGAAACTAAAATCTTTTCTTTTTGTAACTCCCTGTTTATCAATAACTTATTTTTAAGAGCAATTTCTTCCTTATTTATTACTTTATCAATTTTTGAAATTTCTGTGGCTAATTTATTAAGTCCAGGTTGATACATAGAATCAAAACGAAAACTGGCTAAATTTAGGATAATTTTTCTGAATTTTTGAACCTGTTTTATTTCTCCTCTAGATATTTTAAGTTCTAAAATCGAAAGAGCCTGATTTATACATATGGTTAAATCAACTTCATCTACGGCTGCTTCTACAATATTTT